CATAAAGCGCGGATAGTTCCTCCCACGCTGCGGAACTGGCTGTAACGGTACAGCAGCCGACGTAGGGGTAAGCCTGATCCAGCGTCTTGCCTGCGTGTTCGGAGTAATCCTGACCGCGCTGGCGCACGTTAAACGACGCATCGCGGTTAAACGAACGCCGACACACCGCAATGTGTGCGTTACCAAGCAGATCGGATGGGAAGATTGGGCGATGCACGATCATGTCGGTATCTAGGTACATGGCAGGGTCAGCCAGCCCTAACTCGCTAAACCCTCGGGTGCGCCACTCCATGAGAAAACGCATATCCCCCTCGGTCGGGGCTGTCCATGTCACGCCCTCTAACGTTGGGGTGTGGTGGTCGGTCACTTGGATGATTTCCGCGTGCGGGTTATGTAGCCGCAATGAGTTAACCATCTTCTGCGGCATGGAAATATCCGCACCCACATGGAAAAACACGAACGTACTCATAGGTTGAAACCCTATCATGTGAGCGGTACTATCGCTACGGGAGGCCTGTGTTATGGCAAATCACAATGACGCCGCAGAATTTGTAGGAGTGTTGTTGCACAGCAGCACAGCCGCCCACTTTTTGCACCTCAACACGGCATCTTACGCCGCGCACAAAGCCCTCGGCCATTACTACGAAAACATCGTGGACTTGGCCGATAAGTACGCAGAGGCGTATCAGGGTCATTACGGCATCATCCCGTTAGACAAATACCCCGAAGGGTTTAAGGTACAGAAGGACGCCGCTGCCTACGCCGACAGCCTGCTGACGTTCGTTAAAGGCATCCGAAGCGACCTACCCAAAGACACCGACCTGCAAAACATCATTGACGAAATAGTAGGCGAAATTGCCGCCCTTTCGTACAAGTTGGAGCGGTTCAAGTAAATGGCAATTCGCCGCGAAAACGTGGCTGCTGCCCTTAAATACTTGCAAGACAAGGCAGACCTACGCGGTCGCGCAGAACGCGCAATGTCGCTAGACCCGCAAGAGCAAGATTTGGCTGACATTGCCGTGGAGACGGGAGCCAGTTTTATCCCCGGTGTGGGCCAAGCACTCGCTGCCCGTGACGTAGAACGCGCTAGACGCGCTGACGATCCCGCTGGCATGGCGATGGCTACGATGGGCGCTATCCCCGGTGGACGGTTGGCAGGGCTGTTAAAGCGGTATGACCCGACCATGAGCAAAATTGCGGAATTTGACCCGCGTTTTGATCCTCGGGTGAAAGAGCAGGAGCGATTAAAAGCCCTGACGCCTGTCGTGGAGTCACGCGGTACGGTGAACGCGCCAGAAATATCCATTACCGAGTTAGAAGGCCGCCCGTTCATTACCAGCATGAGCGACCGCACCGCCGCTGGCGGCGTTCTGCGCGGCATTAACGACGTTACTTTTAACCAGCCTGTAAACTTGCAGGGCGGTCAAGATTTTATGTTTGAAAATCCCGGCATGGTCTGGGCGTCTGGTAAAGGCCCGACGAAACAAATTAAGAAACTGGCTGAAGAAGTTAAAATCATCACGGGTGAAAATCCGCTGTACATTCCGTGGCGAATGGCTCCCTCAGCGGGCGACTTTGCCAGCATGACCGGCGAAACCATGTTGAGTTACGCTGATGCCGCGCTCGGCAAAACCGCCAAAAAAGAACTGAACGCCGAAATCAAGAAGTTAATTCCCGATTGGTCAGGGGTAGGCAGCCCAGAAAGCGTGGAACAGTTCCGTAAGGCAAAAGACTCGGTACGCAAAACGATTAAACAAAAGTTAGACGTTAATTTCCGAGAGCGTGGCGGCCTTGGCATTGGCGAAGCGCGATTGGCCGTTACCGATCCGCGCCAATACACCGCCCCTGATACGGGCATCCAGAATGTTGGGCGCATTTTCACGGATGAGCCGCTTATCGCACAGTCAGGTCACCCAGCGTACCCTTACGGCGTACCGGGCGAGGGCGTGGGTCGCATTAAGGAAGATGTGCGTGTGTACGAATTACTAGACCCAGTAGTAAAGGCTCGCAATATCCCTGACCCAAGAACGCCACGCCAAACTGACGTTCGCGCATTACAGATGAAGCCTTACTACGGACGAATTACCGCAGAAATGCTTAAGCGCATGGGGCTTTGATGAGATATTCCGGTTTAAACTTTGCCGCAATTTTTTCGCCATACCGCGCCGCTAAAAACTGGCGCACCGCATCTGGCGATACCGTGGCAACTTTTTTGGCTTGGCATGAGAACTCATGCAGCGTAAGGGCGTCTAATACTGACTTTGGCATTTTGACGTCGGTATTGACGAACGGGGTCAGAATATCTGTTTCTGCGTTCATAGCCGCAGTATACGCCCGTCTTGTTACGCCATCAACGCTGACTCTTTAACTATTGTTTCATTTGTGCATAAATAAGCCCTATGCCAAGACCTAAAGGATCGCCCAACAAGGCAACCGCAGAGGCACGCGAGGCCATAGCCCGTTTAGTAGACGGCAATGCTCACCGCCTTAACATTTGGTTAGACGAAATCTACGAAACCAAAGGTGCAGAAGCCGCATGGCGCTGCATGATGGATGTGATTGAGTACCACGTACCCAAACTCGCACGCCACGAACACACCGGCAACAACGGCGACAAGATCAAGGTACAAGTCACGTGGATGGCTCCCGAGTAGTCATACCCTACCGCCCTCGCAAGGCGTTTATGCCGTTCCACAATCGGACGCAACGCTGGGCGTGCCTTGTGGCGCATCGTCGCGCAGGTAAGACAGTCGCAGCCGTCAACGACATTATCCGTGCTGCCGTCGCCTACACAGGTGAGCGTGGTCTGTTCGCCTACATCGCCCCGTATCGCAGCCAAGCCAAGGCCGTTGCGTGGCAATACTTCCTAGAGTTCGCCGCACCCATCACGCAAAGCAAGAACGAACAAGAACTAACACTCACCTTGATCAACGGCAGTCAGATACGCCTATACGGCGCTGACAACGCTGACGCTATGCGCGGCCTTGGATTCTCGGGCGTGTACATGGACGAATACGGTGACTTCAAGCCGAGCGTATTTGGGAACGTCATTCGCCCCGCGCTGTCAGATAAGCAAGGCTGGGCGGTGTTTGGCGGAACCCCAAAAGGCAAGAACCAGTTTTGGGAAATCTATGAAACCGCCCAACGCCTACCGCATGAATGGTTCCTGTTGCGCCTCCCCGCCTCATCCAGCGGGTTACTTCCACAGGGCGAACTTTCAGCCGCCCGAGCGCAGTTGGCCGAGGATCAGTACTTACAGGAGTACGAGTGCAGTTTTGAGGCTGCCATCCTCGGCGCTTTTTACGGCAGGGAAATGCGTGAGGCGCAAGACCAAGGCCGTATCTGCAACCTACCGTACGACCCCAACCTGCCCGTCCACACGGCATGGGACTTGGGATACCGCGACGACACAGCGGTGTGGTTCTATCAGGTTGGGCGTGGGGAAATCCGCGTCATAGACTTCTTTGCCGTGTCAGGCGCAGACATATATGACATTGCCAGCCACATCACCGCTAAACCCTACAAATACGGTAAGCACTATCTGCCGCACGACGCACGCGCCAAGAGCCTGCAGACAGGCAAGAGCATCGTGGAGCAGTTAGCCACGCACCTTGACGTAGCCAAGTTAGCGGTAGTCCCCGACATTGGCGTGCAGTCAGGCATCCAAGCGGTACGCATGACGTTGCCGCGTGTGTGGTTTGACGCAGAACGCTGCCGAGAGGGCATAGAGGCGCTGCGGCAGTATCAACGCGAGTACGACGAGGACAAGAAAGCCTATCGTCAGTCACCGCGCCACGACTGGACTAGTCACCCTAGTGACGCTTTCCGTATGCTTGCGGTATCATGGCAGGAAGTTTCTGACAAGACCCCGGCGTTGGAGGCTAAACCGCTTATCGTCGGGCCGGGCAACACAGTTACGCTCAACGATATGTGGGCAGTCCATGACCGCAGCGTGAGCAGGAGGGCAAGGATATGACCGCGATTAGTCCGGTGCGCAACAACTACGTTGCCGTGGCCGCCACCTCTACTACCACCTTTGGCGCTGCCGGTGCGTATATCCACAGCGTTGTGGTCAACGTTGCCAGCGCTACCGAAGCAACTGTTGTCGTTAGCGACAACGGTATTGAACTGGTACGCATCCCGGCCACGCAGGCTGCTGGCGTATACGTGATCCCGCTAGAAGTGGCGAGCAAGGGCGCAATCACCGCCACCTGCTCGGGTAACTCTAACTGCCGCGTTGTCGGCCTGTTCAGCGACTATGTCTAAACCCGGGCTATACGCCGCAATTCTTGCCAAGCAAGAGCGCATCAAGGCTGGCTCTGGCGAGCGTATGCGTAAGCCCGGCGACCCCGGTGCGCCAACTGCAAAGGCGTTCCGCGAATCAGCCAAAACGGCCAAGAAGGAAAACAAGTGAGCGCAGCGTGGCAGCGTAAAGAGGGCAAAAACCCCAAGGGTGGCCTAAACGCCGCTGGCCGCGCCTCTTACAAAGCCGAGACGGGCGGCACGTTGAAGCCTCCTGTAAAAGCAGGCGACAACCCGCGCCGCGCTAGTTTCCTCGCCCGTATGGGCAATATGGCTGGCCCGATGAAGAAAGACGGCGAACCCACGCGCCTTGCACTCGCCTTAAAGGCTTGGGGTGCAGGCAGCAAGGCAGAGGCGAAAGCCAAGGCACGCGCCATTAGCGCCCGCAATGAGGGAAAAAAGTAATGGAACAGATGGTGCAGCCCGAACTGGACAAGTACCTGCGCATCATTGGGCAGTACGACAACGAGTTCGCCAAGTGGACGGCTCGCACAAAAAAGATCATTAAGCGGTATCGGGACGACACCCGTGGGCAAACGCTCACCGAGTCGGCCAAGTTCAACATCCTTTGGAGTAACGTACAGACGCTCAAGCCTGCCGTGTACGCCAAACTCCCGAAGGCTGACATAAGCCGCCGCTTTGGCGACAACGACCCCGTTGGGCGTGTCGCTTCGCAACTTCTTGAGAGGGCGCTGGACTTTGAGGTAGAGCATTACCCTGACTTCCGATCATCCATGAACTATTGCGTGGAAGATCGGTTTCTCGGTGGCCGTGGCACGGCATGGGTGCGTTATGAACCGCACACAGCCCCCATCGGACTAGACGACGATGGTTTGCTCATCACCAGCAACATTGAGCAGGGCGAGGGCGCACCGCCCCCGATGGAAAAGATTGAGTACGAAGTTGCCCCGGTGGATTACGTCCATTGGCGCGATTTTGGGCACTCACAGGCTCGCACATGGGAAGAAGTCACCTGCGTATGGCGCTGGGTGTTCATGACCCGTGAAGCGCTGGCAGAGCGGTTTGGCGAGGAAATGGCGCGGAAGATACCGCTAGACCAAGGCCCAGAGCCGCTAAACGCTTACAACGAGTCCAAACGCACGTACAACCGTGCAAAGATTTGTGAACTTTGGGACAAGGAAACGCAGCGCGTCT